CCGCGATCGTCTCCGACACCCAGCCATGCAACTCATTAGTCGCATCCTGGTAGTCTCCTGACAGGAACATCTCACCTTCCGCCAAACCCCGACCAAGCTGCTTTTGCAAAATTGCAGCCGTCACAGGGGTACCTACGAGCACAAAAGCCGGGTGACACTTAAGGACCTTCCACAAAAACCTCTGCAGCGGTTTCAATGCTGTATAGGTTAGTGGGGGCCCCTTCGTGATCACTCGAATCTTGAGTGCTTCGGGAAGACCAACGGGTTCGGCAACGGGGACTTCGCCTTCTGCACGAGTAAGCAACCGCCAATAAAAGCGGCGAAACTTATCGTCCAGTACGCGCGTGTCCGCATGCCAACCCCACGGGTCTTTGGCTCGGTGTTCATCACCTCTTTGGATTGTCGAATCGTGTTGGAGTTGTACGCCGTCGATCGGCTCACGTAGCCCGGCAAGAAGATCCGGGTGCGCGAGCACTTCGCCGACGGCCCCCATCGCACTGCGAGACCTGTTATAGTTCGCAGAAGTCGAGGGGAAGAAGGGCAGAATCCGGTCATCCAGACCATACTTCTTTCCTTCATACAACTCTCTCACCGTCCTACGCAATTGCAGCTGGACCGTACTTTTGAACAGTACGAGGTCCTGCTGCTTCTTCAGCGAGGGCTCATCAGCCCAAGCATGAAGGCGGACGAAAGCGGCGGTGGGCCGCTTAGTCGTCAGCTTGCGTACTGCCTCCAATTCCGCGGCGGTCACCATTGCTTTGTCAGGACGAGGGAACCCTTTCTTTGAGTAGAGAATCGTCGTTAAAAACGAATCACTGCTCTCGGAACGGAGTGCCCTCGCCTGCCATCGAAATGCGCGACCCCCAAGCAGCGCCGACGGACTGTCGGTCTGCTTGAACGGTTTTGGCGGCAGTGGTTGATCCTTGTGCGCTGCGAAGAAGGCGGCGAGCTTATACTTGGCGACTTTCAGCCAGGCATTAGGCCCCCCAACCTCCACGCACAGGTTCATCCAATGACGGAGAGTGTTACCGGTCTTGTAACCGTTCGCATCGAAGCCGAACAGCTTATAAACCGTAACCAACACGAATAGACAACGCTGTAGTTGAGAGACCATTGCAGCATGACTCTCAGGAGTAGTTGTACGCGTCTCTACCATAGACGCGGCTCTGGCCAAGACCTTCTTGCCAGCCGCGTGCGCAATTGTAGTGTGAGCAGCCTGAACGACGACGGGTCGTTCTTCTGCTTTCATTGCACCCCTTGCGGGGATGTTACCATGTTTCGAGTCCATGAGGATTGTTCGAAAC